GTGGTCATGGCGTGAATGCGATGCCTCCTGTGAGGGTGAGCGTGGTGTAGTCGGCGACCGTGTGGTCGTCGAGCCAGTGGGCGAGGTGGCACATGGAGCGGAAGGCGCGCTGTGCGCGCTCGTCCGCCTCCACCTCGACGTACTCCCACCCGGTGGGCGAGAGCTTGAGCAGGGCGATGGCCTCCACCTGCATGAGGAGGGCGGTGGCTGCGTGGTCGATGACGTCGTCCTCTCCGACGTGGTCGGCCAGCGTGTAGCCAAGCAACTGGAGGACGTGGTCGAGATACAGCCCGTCCCCGGTCTTGATGTCCACCAGCACGTACCGCCCGTGCCGGTCGAGGATGAGCAGGTCGAAGGACCCCCCGTACCCCAGACGCAGGTTGAACACCTGCCGCTCCGAGAGCAAGAGGGTCGGTCGTTCGGTCGCGATCCAGTGCTGGTACTGGGCGAGGTAGGGGGCCTCATCGGGTGGGGCCATGGATGGCACCATGCCCGCCGCTGTGCTGGCATGGACCCGGATGCCGAGGTCCGCTGCCCGGTCGCGCTTGGCGGAGCCCGCCTTGCGCACCGCTTTCTTCGCGTCATCGATGGCCGCACCCTCCATGTGCGGGAGGACGTCGATGGCACCTTCGATGTGCTGGGTCACGATCCAGTTGTGGAGCGTGAAGGGGATGCCCACGATCCTGCGCAGTGAGGTCACCGACGGGTACTCGACGCCTTCCCAGAGGTAGCGCCGGACACCCGATGCCTCGTCGGTGCGTGCATTGCGAGGAGCGGTACCGTTGACTGGGCCCGGTGGTGGCGCTGCGCCCAACTGGGGGGTGCGCCCGCCGCCGGGCATGAGTGCCATCAGCGCCTCCGTGCGACGTCCGCCGCCGCGAGGATGAGGGCGAGGATGCCCGGGACTCGCACCCGGGGTGGCGCGAAGGCCACCGCTGCTGCTGCGATCATGAGCAGGAGCGTGGGCCGCAGGCGTGCCACCTGTGTGTCACCCGTGATGGCGCTCGCCGTGCGGATGACGCGCTCACGAAGCTCGGCGATGGCGTCCTCGCCTGTGATGTTCTTCTCCGGGTCGTACCCGGACTGGTCAAGCGTGTCGGGCACGGTTGCGCTCCTGCTGTCGGGTCATCTCGATCTTGCTCAGTGACTCCAAGGCGGCTTCCGCGTTCGTCCATCCGCAGGTACACGGGGGTTCGGGCTCGGCCCACCCCATGTGGCAGTGGTGGTCGTGCTCCCCGAGGTCGCCATGGGTGGTCTCGTAGTGGTGGAGCAGCGCGAGCGCGGCGCTGACCCGCTCGATGGCCCACACGTCGTGGCCGTAGACGACGATCTCGTCCTCGTCCTCGCCCGTGGTGATGCGCAGCTCAGGCATCGAGCCGCACCCTCCGTTCCTTGGCGAAGGGCAGCGGCTGCCAGTGGAGGATGGCCGACTCCCGCGAGGGCGGGGCCTTGCCGTGCTTGCGGAACACGGCGAGCACCGCCTGCCACGCCTCACCATCCTGCCCGTCGAGGAACTGCTCGATGGTCATGTCGGTGTGGTCAAGGCAGACCTCGACGGTGATGCCGATGATGGCCGCGCCACCCTCGCCGTTCGCCGCCGTGACCTCCACGATGGGCATCACGGCGGCGTCGTTCTCGCAGTCGATGCGGTCACATACCCCGTTCACCCTCGCCCTCCTTGATGCTCATGACCCTCCCGATCCATGGTTCCTCGAAGTCCATGCGCTGGAGCACGGCGGTCGCCGCGTCGGCGAGCGTCGATGGCCCCACATCCCAGATCGTGCCCACGAGGTGCTTGGTCTCCTCGACGAGCAGCTCGTAGGTGCCCAGCCATGCGGCCACGGCCTGCGCCTGCGAGGGATGCGGGCTCCTGCGCTTGTTGCCCACACCGACGGGTCGCATCAGAACGGACCCTCGTCCTCGGGCGTGACGCCGGGCATGACCTGCTTGGTCGGCTGCTCGCCCCACTGCTCGTCGCGGGTGACCTTGACCTCACGGCTGTAGCCACGCTTGTCGCTGTTCCACATGATCGAGCCGACCTCGACCGCCACCTGCTCGGCGTACTCGATGGACAGGTCGCGGAAGCCTGCGACCCCGCTGAACACGGCGAGCACGTTGTCGGATGTCTTGGGCCCGGGCGCGTACACCCGCAGCGTGCCCACGAGGGCGCGGTCGCTGTAGCGGGCACCCTCGGGCGTGGCCCCGGTCTGTGGCGACCACGGACCGAAGGTCACGCGGCTCGCCTTGGGCACGGTGATGCGGAAGGGCGGCTTGCCGTCCGCCCGCTGGACCTCCAGCGTCTTGGTGTCGGTGATGCTGACCTGTTCCTCGGTCACGACGGTTCCTCCTGCTCCTCGGCGACGAGCGCGCCGAGTGATGCCTGCACGATCGCCTGCTGACGCAACGTGCGCCAGTCGAGCCCGATCGCCTCACATGTCTCGCGTGTCCGCTCGATGAGCGACCACGGCACGTAGCCGTATTGGCTGTTCACCCGCCGGACGTCAGGTGCTGTGACCGCAAGCTCGACCGCCAGTGCGCTCAAGGTGCGCAGGTGCGCCTCGATCGTGGCGTCCACCGCCTCACGTCCGGGGGCCTCCTCGCTCATGCCCCTCGCCTTCGCAACTCGGCCTCGACCTCGGGGGGCGCACCGTTCTCGAACATGGTGCGCATCTCGGCGAGCGCCTCGGTGGGGACATCGGCGATGCGCTGACCCCGGTAGGGCCCCCACTCCATGCGCTCACGTGCGGGCACGCCGCCTCCCGGCGGCAGCACTCCCCCGCCTTCGAGCGTCTCCTGCACGTACGCCCCCGCACCCTTCGGGCGCATGGGCTCCATCACGATGGTGTCCGCACCCCACTGCTCCATGGGCGGGGGCTGGCCCTCGCTCAGGGGCTGGGGCTTGGGCTGTTCCGGCTGCGGGATCACCGCCGGTAGGTGTCGCTCGTCCTTGCTCACGTCCATCCTCTCGTTGCTCACGCGGATGACCACGCCATCCGCACCGCCTTGCCATGTGCCCTCCAGCCGACCCTCGCGGGCCAGCCGGAGGACTTCGGCCATCGTCATGCGCTCACCCATCGCGCAACCGCTTGACCAACGTGATCACCTCCTGCTCCAACGGGGTGTCGTCGGGGATGCGCCCGAGTACCGTGAGGGCATCGTCCTCCAGCCCTGCGGCTTCGAGCGCGGCTACCGCCTCGGCTACCTTCGAGCGCTTCTGCTCACGCTCCATGAGCGCACTGATGTGGGGGTACGCACCCGCGAGGTCGAGCGCCACCAGCTCACGGAAGCTCGCGTCTTGTGAGGGCACGGCGACCGGAGCTGGGGCCTCATCCGATGTGGGTGTTGACGTCGTGCGCTGGGTGTGGGACTTCTGCGTGTTGGGCTTCCAGCCTGCGGGCCGGTCGTCCTTGAGGATGATCCAGCCCTGCTCGATGGCGAACCCCTCCGGGTTGGTGCGCACCATCGAGTACAGCGCCGTGGACTTGGCGTAGTAGCCCAGCGCCTCGTTCGCGTGAGGCACGATCTTCGCTCGCCCACCCATGTGCTTGAGGTATGCGAACAGCGCATCCCCGGGCGTCATGCTCTTGTCGAGGCGGAAGGGCGGGCGTGCCTCCTCGCCCTGCTCGATGATGCGCTGCGCGAAGTCCTCGGGAGTGACCTCGCCTCGGACCACGGGCTTCACGTCCGCTGCCCGCACGGCCTTGGCCATGGCCTCCTGCTGCGCGGCCCACGGGCAGCCACGCTCGTGCTCCACGTTGCGCAGGACCGTACCCGCCGGGTGCTCGCATGAGCAGGGCGCGGGCTTGTGGTCGCGGATGATGTCCACGGCCTTGGCCACACGCCCGACCGCAGCCTCGCGGCGCATGTCGTTCACGACCTCGGCGTCGTCCACCTCTTGGGACCACGCCGGGTCGAACAAGCTGTCGGCATCGGCGACCGTGCCGCGAGTGAGGATGACCTCGCCGAGATCGGCCAGCATCGTGGGGTCATCGAGGGTCCACTCACGGCCCTTGACCGTGAGCGTGAAGTGTGTGAGCACGGGCGCTGACGAGTGACTGCCCGTGCCCCCGTTCTTGCGCTCGCGAAGCGTCAGAAGTCCCTGCTTCTGGAGGCTCCACAGCGCGCGGTTCACGTTGCCCACGGTCGAGCGCGTCTCGTTCGCGATGGTCACGCTGTCCGCCGTGCGAGGCAGGTCCCCGTCCGCCCCGGCGTGCTCTTGCAACCACTGGATGACCCGATGCTTGAGCAGGGCGACGACCTGCCCGTTGGGTGACTGCTGCTCCGTGACTAGGGTCGGGGTGGCCATGTCGGTGCGTTGCCTCCTGTGATGCGTAGGCGCGTGAGTCCGGCGAACACGGGTTCGTCGGCGTAGACCTTGGATGCGTGGAGACGCACGACCTGCGCGTCATCCGCGAAGACGATCCCGGTGAGGGCATCGAGCACCGACCGACACAACTTGTCGATGTCGGGTGTGCCCATCGGGAACACGGGGGCGTCGGCGCGAAGCTCGGGCTCCGCGCGACGCCTGTTGACGGGGAGGTAGTGGAGCGCGGGGCGTGGCAGCACGAACGTGACGTCCATGCTCACGGCCCACGCCATGAGCGGCAGCCACCGCTCGTGCATCGCCCGCTGCCCACCCGTGCGCAGGTCAGCGCGGTAGGTGAGCAGGCGCTGGTCGGCCTGTGGGACCACCGCCTTGTGGGTCTTGGGGTTGACCATGGCCCGCAGCGAACCCTGCGGGATGGGCAACCCCGTGACCTCGAAGTCGATGACGTCACTCATGCCGGGTCAAGGACCCACGACACGAAGGCGAGCAGGCTGCACCCGATGAGGAACACCAGCATCACCCGGTCGTTGATGATCGGATCGTTCATCCGTCGATGTCGTGCCCGTCGCATCCGCCGCAGTGGATGTCGGGCAGGATGACCTCGACCGTGGCTGCCATGAGCGCACGATGGTTCTCCGGCAGGTCGTCCCACGGGACCGCCGACTCGCGGCGTGTCTCGTATCCGTACTGCGGGGCCAGCGTCTCGTAGGCGTCGTGGAACGCCTTGGCGATCACCTCGTACTTGGTCATCGGGCCTGTCCCCGACGCACCCGTCGCTCGCTGGTGACACCACACGGGCGGCAGGTCCAGACCTCCACCCAGCGCAGGCACCCGTCGCACTGGCGACGACCGAGCAACCGCCAGCGATGCCCCAGCAGGCGGTGCGGGTAGAGACTCATGGGTGTCCGCTCCCTTCGTACCACGCGTCGGGCGTGGGGGTGGGTGATGCGAGCCAGTCGCTGCTCCCCGGCACGAAGTGCAGGGTGATGATCGGGCTGGCCCATGGGTGGCAGAGCAGGTCCGTGATGCCCGCCTGCGCCTCGCTCTGTGCGCGGGCGTGACAGCCGCACGACCGGTCGTGACCACACGTCACGCCCGTCACGTCCTCGATGTAGGCACAGGCACCCGTCGAGCCCTTGGCCGGGATGGCCGCGAGCATGGGGTCGTTGCCCTCACGGTGGCGCACGATGTACTCGGGTCGCAGTGCCGGGTCGGCGAGCGACCCGGGGATGTTCACAAGGCTGGCCATGGCTCGCTCACACCGACCATCAGGGTCGCCTTGTCGAGGGCCGCGAGGTTCGACGCCATGATGTCGCCGCCCTTCGCGAACCGACGGATGACGCCGGGCTTGATGCCCGCCCGCCGGGCGAGGTCACGGGCGGTGAGGGCCTTGACCCCACCGACCTGTCCCCCGCACGACGGGCAGGTCTGTCCGGGCTCGCCCTTGAGTGCGAGCTGCACCCTCCAGCGGACCGCTTCGACCACGTCGTCGTTGCTCACGCCGACACCTGCGTGTCCGCGCTCTGCGCCATCACGTCGCGCTCACGTGCTCGGGTGTCCGTGTCACGCAGCCGTGCCAGCACATCGCTGGGCAGGCCCTCGCCACCCACACCAGTGAGCACCATGCGCCCCACGATGGGCACCATCGGGGGCACCAGATGCCCTTGGACGATGGCCCGCACGGGATAGTTGGCGAGGGCATCCTTGGCCACCACGTCCGCCCGGAACAGGCGCAGATACGGGTGGAGCACGGTGTCCAGCGCGATCTCGGCGGGCTTGTAGCCACCGAGTGCCTTGCGGATGGCCGACATGGTCGGCTCACCCTCCTGATGTTCGACGTGGCCGTCCGGGTGGACGACGCACCACGTGCTCGATGGGTTCACTTGGCCTGTCCTTTCTCGATGGGTTGGGCCCACACGAAGTGGCCCCGTCGCCCCTCGAACTCCGCGTACAACTGGCGTACGCGGAGCCCATGTGGGCGCAAGACCCGGCGGTACCAGCCCGACCAGTTGCGGGTGGGCATGTCCCCGGGGATGAACACGGTCGCCCCGTCGAGCAGGGCCTGTGTGCGCTCGCTCCGCTTGCGCGGCGAGCCCTTCACGAATGGGTTGACCCGTTCGGCGGCGATGCTCTTGACCTGCTCCGCCACCACGGGGTCGATGAGTTGGAACCGTTCCGTCTCCGTCGTCATGGCTGCTCCTGCTGTGTGTCGATGGCTTCCTGCACGGGCACCGCCACGCGTATCCCGTTGCAGTGCGCGCAATGCACCCGGACCCAGCCCCCGAGCAGACGCTCGTGGGGCTGGATGCCGGGGCGGGTCACCGTGCGGCAGGTCTTGCAGACCCACCGGTCGCTGACCGGGACGTCGTCCGGCGTCAGGGGTCGGAGTCCCTGCGTCCCGTCCGACTGCTCATTCATGGGCTCACGCTCCCCCCGCCGAACGCTCCCACCATGGCGGCGATGACCACGAGGACCATCACCCCAAGCGTCAGCATCTCGGCGGTGCCGAGCCCGCTGATCTGCTCGCTCACCGGGACCTGACGCGAGCGGGGACATCCGACCCCATGTGTGCCGTGCGTGTACCCACACTCGATGCATCTGGTCATGCCTTGGGCCCTCGCTCCTGCTCCCGCAGGAAGTGCTCGGTGATGGTGGCCGTGATGTACCCGGCGTCGCGACCCCGTCGCCACGCCTCCCACCGCCGCTCCCGCTGCCCACGTCGTGCGTGCAGCAGCGAGTTGGGGAAGCGGGAGCCCGTCCACTCGCCTTCGGCGAGGGCGAGGCACTCGATGCAGTAGCGGGTGCCGAGGTCGTGTATCTCGCCCCACTCGTCGATGCCCTCGATGTCAGCCGGTGGGATCACACCGCCGCATGAGGTCACGAACCCGTCACGCTGGGCCGACGCGAGGGTGTGCCAGCCCTCGTCCTCGGTGCGCAGCGCGATCAGCTCGCGCCGGATGCGTGCCTTCGAGAGCGGGTACGTGGTGTTCACAGCGACATCCGTGGGGCCATCAGGTCCACCGGGTCGATGATGACCTCGGCTTCCCTGCGCCCCGTCATGTAGGCCAGCACGTCCTTGCGCATGACCATCGCCTCGATGACCACACCGGGGCGATGGGACTGGCGGAGTGCCGCCCCCTTGGCGAACTTCTCGGCCACCTTGCGGTCGAGCGACCACGCGAGCCCGGGCTTGATGGGTCCGGGTCCGTAGTCCTGCCCTCGGAACACGTGCAGCACGTCGGCGGCGGGCAGCATGTCCTCGCCGTCCCGCAGGTACGTGCTGCCGTTCCATGCGAACGCCTCGCGCCACAGCGTGAGGAAGCGGGGGTTCATGTCGTCAGGATCGGAGCCCGACCACTCGTCGGGCAGCCGCCGATACACCCACTCGGGCTCGATCAGGCCCTCGTCCATGAGCCCGACCATGTAGGCGAGCCGGGCGTACGAGCCCACGAACACGACCGACTGGGTCGCCGTGACCTCACCGTCACGGACCATCTGGCGTGCCCGCTTGGCGGTGAGCAGGTCACCGGCCATGATCAGTGCGGTCAACGCTCCGAGGGTCGGGTCCCGGTCGAGCAACTCCCGGCTGAGCGCCATGCGCTCGGCCTCCTGCTCGGCGAGCGTCTGGAGCGCGTCCTGTGTCTGTGCGTCCATCAGCGCGATGCCTCCTGTGCCGCCAGTCGGGCGGCTCGTTCGTGTGACTGCCGGTCCAGCGTCGCGTGGACCTGCCGGATGCGGTGTGGCCCCCACCACCCGCAGATGCACCATGCCCGGAGGCTCACCCCCGGGCCCCGGCACACCGTGGCCGTGATGTGTGCGTTCACCCGTTGAACCCCAGCGCGGTGCCGATGGCACCGAGCGCGCTGATGGCGATGCCGATGGCGAACAGCCAGATGAAGCAGCCGACGCAGCCGCCTCCGGGGTTGTCATTCACCGGCCACCGCCTCGCGGAACAGGCCGAGTGCCTTGCGCTTGGTCGCGGGCAGGTCGTACTGCACGCTGTGTCGCCCGTGCTCGTCCACGAACACGCGCATCCGAGCTGCGCACGGGACCGCCCCGATGTGCAGGGTCGTGCTGACCCATGGCGTATAGGACACGCCGCCGATCGACGTGCTGTGCCCGGACCATGGGACCTTGATGGCCATGACTGCTGATGCCTCCTGTCGCGAGGCTCGGTGCCTCACGTATGTATACATGGTAGGTCCTCCGTCGCCGTTGTCAACGCCCTATCCACGTAGCCTGCTCGGGGGCTGTGGACAGACGGGCGTTGGGCTCACCACGAAACGGCCCCGAAACGGGAGTGAGCCCACCGTTGCCGGTGGGCTCACATCTGCTGGAGCTGTCGGTGCGCGTGAGCCCGAGCTGTGTAGCAGCTCCGGGCCGCGCCTCATGCGACGCGTGTCAGACGCGCCGCCCGATCGCCTGAGCGATCTTGCGCGCCATCACCATGGGCTCACGCTCCCACGGGACGACGTCCTCGTGACCGTACATGTCGGTCTGCGCCTCGTTCGCTTCGGGAGCGATGGCCACGCTCACGACCGCGATGCCCCGCTTACGGGCATCCTCGACCGCAGCCTTGACCAGCGCCGTGGACGGCGGCATGCCATCACTCACGACCACGATCACGCATGCCTCGCCGGGACGGCGGGTCATGAGCATGTCGTCGGTCGCGTACCTGATCGCGAGGTCGTCCGCGTTCGAGTCGAGGGCGAGATCGGCGTAGTCACCGACATAGTCGGTGGGCTCACCGGTCTGCCACAGCGCGTGGACCATGACTCCGTCATTCACGTTGTGGGCGTAGATGGCGGCGGTCACGTTGCGCATCCGGTCGAATGCCCCGGCGAGGTCCATGCCGACCTGTGCGGCCACCGTGGCACGCGTCGCGCCGAAGTGCCCCGACACCCGACCCGTGTGGTCACGGGTCACTTGTGACCCGGCGTCCATCGATCCTGATGCGTCGAGCAGCACGATGGCCCGGATACGCGTGGGTCCCGGCGTCACGACGTTCGTGAACACACGGCAGTCGCCTCCGGCGACCCGTGGCAAGCGCTGTCGGTCGAGCCGACCCGAACGCTGACCCGGTGTCGGCAGGGGATCACCATGCTTGGACGCTGCGATAGCAGCGGCCAGCGCCTGACTCACGCCGACCCGAAGGGTCGGGCGCTGGGTCCGACTGGCCGTGGGGTTCATGGGCTGACCCACCGTAGGTGGGAGGAAGCTCATGCCCTCACTGCCACCCGTGGTGGCCTTGCCACCACGCCGTGCCGGGATGCCGCGCTTGACCTCCTGCGTGTAGGTCGTGGTGCGACCACGGTAGTCCGTGAGCGTGGTGGTGTAGGAGCGGTGGCCCGACGCGCCCCGTGACATGGTCACGGCAGCGTCGATGCCGTTCTGCACGTCACCTTCGGTGCCATCGGTGGCGGCATCGGTGGGGCAGTCCTGCACCATCGACTCCGCGTCGATGCCTTCGGCATCCTCGCCGTCGGTGGGCTCATCGCCATCACGCTGGCCGGAACCCTGTTCCGGTGCCTCGCCCGGGTTGAAGCCGCCGGGCTCACCGTCGGTGGCATCACCGTCGGACTCATCGGCCCACGGATCGTCATCACCTTCGGTGGGCTCACCGTCGGCGCTGTCGCCACCTTCGGTGGCATCACCCTCGCCGTCGCCGTCGGCGTCATCGGAGCCCTCACCCTGCTCGCCACCTTCGGTGGCGTCATCGTCGGACTCACCCTCGCCGTCGGAGTCACCCTCGCCACCTTCGGTGGCGTCATCGGACTCGCCATCGGCGTCGTCACCCTGACCGTCGCCACCTTCGGTGGCGTCATCGCCGGGCTCCGACTCATCCTCACCTTCGGTGGCGTCATCGCCACCTTCGGTGGGCTCGTCCTTGAGGTCATCGCCTTCGGCGATGTGATCGAGCGCCTCGTCCATCACGGCACGGAGTGCCGGGATGGTGTGGGCGACCGCTGCACGCTCCGCCCATGCCTGCCACCAGTCGCGAGCCGCCTCGCGACCCGTCCATTCGACGAAGTCGGGGTAGCGGACCGCCATGATGCCGACACCGAAGGACGTGCTGATCCGGGATGCTTGCATCCCGGGCTTGATGGTGCGCTCACCGATCCACCGAAGGGTGATCGGCAGGGTCTCTGCGAGACCCGGGAACTCGACACAGTTGAGACGTTCGGAACGAACGTCGTCGGCGAGGTTGAGCACACGCTGTGCCCGCTTCCATGGCGTGCTCCCCTTGGCTCCGTAGGAGTCAAGGACGTGCTCGACCTTGCGGGTGTGCCGGATGTGGCCGATCTCGTGGAAGGCGAGCCCGGTCATGATCGCCGCGATCTGACCGGAGGTCAGGTTGGGATCACCCAACGGACCGTGACCTACGGTCACGACCTTGGCGGCGATGTGGGTGTTCGTCGTGAGGGCATCGCCGCTGAAACGTACGGAGTACGTTCGGTCGTCATCCGACAGACCGGCGACGATGCTGTTGAGTGCTGCCAAGGCAGCACGGGACCGCTCGACGTCGGGCTTCCGACCGTCGAGAGCACCGGACCAAAGGTCCGTGACCCACGGGATGGGGTCCCCACCGAAGGTGGGGATGAGTGATGACACGACGATGCCTCCTGTGTGTGTGCTGACGGGGTTCATCGAACCCCGGTCAGGACGGCGCGGACCGCCACCATGACCTTGGCCCGTTCGGAGTCGTTGCCGCCTTCGGCGGAGTAGTTGTGAGCGAACGCCAACTCACAAGCGTGGACGGGATCACACCCGACGGCGACCTTCGCCGCAGCCTCGATCAACTGTCTCGTAGAGACAGGCGGTGTGGCGATGGCACCGCTGTCGTAGACAGCCCGGACCTGAGCCGCAGCCTTGATCAGGGCATCTGCGATGCCCTGCGTGCAGCCACCCTGCTCGACCAGCATCTGTCGCTCTGCGACAGCCGCCGGGTATCTCACCTCAAGGTGAGATGTGACCCGGTTCATGATCGCCGGATCGACCTGCACCGTGCCGCTGCTGTAAGCAGCGCCGATGTTGGCCGTCATGACCCACATGACGGCGGGATCGACCGGGATGCTCTGTCGAGCATCCGGTACGTACACCGTCCCCTGACCATCCGTCATGGGGATGATCGCCCCAAGGCTAGAGCCTTGGGTGACCCGGTTGACCTCGTCGATGAGGACCATCCTTCGGATGCCACCGAACGGTCCGTCAGCCCGGATAGCCTCCAGTAGGAGGCTCGGCTGGAACTCGGTGTGGACACCCTCACCGGAGGTGAGGCCAACGCCGCCGACCCAGTCGAAGAACGTTGCCATGGCAACGGCGTCCACCTTGAGGAACGGCAGACCTTCGTCTGCCGCGACATGCTTCGCCGTCAGCGTCTTCCCGGTCCCTGTGGGACCGGAGATCAGCACGACGGTCCTCCGACCTGACGCATGAAGCTTCGCTTCGCGCTTGAGGTCGGCCAGCATCGTGGCGTCGTGGTGGACGGCGAAGCCGGGCTTGATGGTCGCCGGATCGGCGAAGATCACCGGGGTCGTAGACCCCGACGCCGTGACCTCACGAGCCTTCGGCTCGACCGGTGTGCTTGCGACCTGTCGCTGCTCCGCAGCGGCAGCACGTCGAGCGGCCTTGCGCTCCGCCCGCTTCGGTGAGGGCACCGAAGGTGCCGGGCTGGGAGCCACCGACGGAGTCGGTGCAGGGATGACCGGGGTGACCGGTGCCTTCACAGACTTCGTCTGTGCCTTGCGGGGCTTGCCGGGCTTGATGATGGAGCCACCGAAGGTGGCGAGGTCCCATGACCAGTCGCCACCCCCAAGGGGGGTGGTGCCACGGACCAGCACCGGGACGTTCGTCCTCCCGGCGTAGCCGGGGCATCGGACAGCGGCCTTGCCGGTCCTCCAGTACAGATCGATGCGGGGTGCTGATCCGACGGAGTCGGTCAGCAGGCGCATGATCTTGTTCAAGCGCTCGACGCTGATGCCTTTGGCATCACCATGGACGGCGACCGTCGCCGCCGACCATCGGTCGTCAACGTCGGAGACGTTGAACGCACCCTTGGCATGGACGGTGGAACCGTCATCGCCGAACAACTCGACCGTCCACATCTCCGATGTGGCAGGGGTCTTGGCGACGTGACCCCACTTCTCCGTGGCAGAGCCACGGCTCACGAGTGACGCCATCTTCGATGGCGTGACCCCACTGTCTCCGGCTCTGCCGGAGAGGACCGGTGTGGTTGCGACGTTTCCCATGGAAACGGATGCCTCCTGACGACTGACCATGCCGCCAGCCCCTTTGGGGCCGGTAGAGAACGGCGGTCGTTCGCCGCTTCCATTCCACCACATCGGGTCGGCCATCGGCTCACCGAAGGTGAGCAACGGTCTGTGTGTGTGTCTCGCAGGGAGCTTGCGCGCGAAGACCGCGCCGACGGCGTGTGTGTGCTCACGACGCACGCACGGAGGACAGATAGGTGGGTCCAAGCTACGGCAGTCAGAGACTGCCTAGCTGTGGACACACCCTGTCCTTGACATGTGCAAGCACAATGGGGGACGAGCCGAGGGAGGAGGCGGTCCCCGGAGGGGACAGGGCGGATCGAGGGAGCCCGTCCCCACCGAAGGTGGGGGTCCCCGACCACCGCCGACGACCGAGGCGAAGGGGGCCCTCCCATCTGAGTAGGGGAGGTGGCCCCCTATGGGGGGCCACCGACCCTACCCTTCTCCCCCTCACGCGCGCACGCGCGCGGAGGGAAGGGGGAGGGTACGGTGGGACTACGTCCCACCTACCCGACCCCGTCCCCCTCATAGGGGAGAGGGATGTCATGTCCCCAGAGGGTGGACCACCTATGGTGGTCCTACCCTCCCCTCCCCCTATCCCTACCCATAGGGGGGCCAGTCCCTCAACTTCGTTGAGGGACGGTCCCCACCCCCCATAGGTTCGAGGGGGATGGGGGGGAGGGGGGGATGGTAGGACCCGGGGTGTGGGAAAGGGGGGTCTGGGACCCCCTGTATCCGGGGTCCCAGACCCTTCGAGGGGGTGAGGAGGGTGCAGGGAGGAGCGGGGGGCGATGTGAGGCCAAGAGAGAGCGTCTAGGACGGACGACGTAGTCCCTTGACCGACTGAGCTACGCTCGCACCGACCGAGGAGGTCGTGGCAGACGGAGTGTGATGCCTCCCTCCTGTCGCCCCTCCTCGGCATCACACACGAGGACCGACCCATCCGTGACCGCACCCCTCCCCAGAGAGCCCAAGGACCGGCCCGGCAAGGGCGAGTGCGGGATATGCGTCGGGGAGCAGGACCGACGCATGGCCATCGACCGCGCACTGGCCTCGGGCAAGTACCCGACGCTCATCGAGCGCGAGATGCGTGGTCTCGACTGGCCCACCAAGTCCGAGACCATCAGCAAGCACAGGGAGCACTGGATCGCGCGGCTCCCGGCCACCGAGCGGGACCTCATGGCCCAGCTCGCGGGGGGCTACGCGGCCAAGCCCGACCTCGCGGAACTGGTGCGCGACGACGTGCGCCGTCGGGTCGAGGATGGGGACCTCCATCCCACCGTCCAGCAGGGGCTCATCGCCCAGCAGATGATCGACCGGCGCGAGGAGCGGGCACAGGACCGGGAGCTGGCCATGGGACTGGCGCGCTTGCTGAGTGGCTCTGGTGAGCACACGCCTGCGCGTGTCATCGACGGGAGCGCTCGTGCCGTCGAGCGACTCATCGAAGGACGACGTCCTGATCGTATCCCGGTCCCCAGTCCCCAGAACCGCTACCGCACCACGGACACCACCACCTGACCTCGCCGACGCGCTGCGCCGTGGGCGCTACGACATCGAGCTGTTCGCCAAGGGCGTCCTTGGCATCACCCTCCACCCGGGACAGGTCGCCTTCGCGGAGTCGGTGCTGCTGCGTGACGCCACAGGCCACCGACCGCGCTACCTGACCTGCGCCCTGTCGTCGGGCAACCGTGCGGGCAAGACCCTGCTCTTGGATGTGCTGCTGCTCCACGGCACGCTCTACAAGTACGGCACCCCGCCACCCGCCGAAGGTGATGAGCGGGCGCTGTACGCCCACGCCCAGCGCCGCTTCGCGGCCTACCACTTCGGCATCAGCGTCGATGTCTGCGAGATCGTGGCCGAGGACATCCGGGCCATCATGGCGGGCACCCACTACGCCCAGAGCCACGGCTGCCCCCTCACCGAAGCCATGGGCAAGGGCGTCTGGGGCATCACGGGCCAGCGCGGAGCGCTCGACTTCTCGTGGCATGAGGTGCTCGGTGGTGGCACCATCGCCTTCCGTACCTCGGGCGAGAAGGCGGTGTCGCAGTTGGGGCGCGACATGCACCTCATCACGTTCGACGAGTGTGGCTTCGAGCCTGCGTTGGAGTTCATCGTGGAGGAGGTGCTCCACCTTCGTCGCCTGAGTACGGGTGGCCAGCTCGTGATGGTGTCCACACCGTCCGAGGGCTTCAACCAGTGGCACGACCAGTGGATCAAGGGCGACCCCGACGACCCCCAGCGCGACCCCGACCGCATCAGCATGCGCATGAGCACCCGCGACAACGTGGGCTATGGCATCAGCGACGAGCTGTTCGACCGGATGGTCGCGGGCATGCAGCCACATCTGGTGCCCCAGAACATCGACGGCTACTTCATCGAGGGCGAGCGTGGGTTCTTCGACGCCCGGGCGGTCGATGCCTGCTTCGTGGACGGCATGCCCCACCGACAGGAGCCCGAGCCGCGTGGTCGGTACGTGCAGGGGGTCGATCCTGCCCTCACGCACGACTCGACATGGTCGGTCGTGCTCAAGATCGTGGCGGGCCAGCCCGCCATCGGGGTGCTCGCCCAGCGCAAGCAGGGCAAGCAGACCGTGACCGCCGTGTCGGGCCTCGTGCGGGACACCCATCTGGCCTACGACGAGGGCAGTGCGCGCTGCGACACGGGCCTTGACACCACGGGCTTCGGGGGCAAGGTCTTCCACGACACGCTGCGTGACCTCACGGGCCTGCGGGCGGTCGAGTTCGGGGGTCGCGGCCAGCGCAAGCTGACCATCCTGACCGACCTCAAGGGCCTCATCGAGCAGGGCAAGCTGCGCTTCCCGCGCACGGGCATCTGGCTGGAGCTGCGCTCCCAGTTGCTGGCCTACCGACTCGCCGACCGCAAGCTCAAGACCGACGCGGTCATGGCGCTCGCGGTGGCGGCACGGGTCATGGTCCGCTACCAGCAGGTCGTGGCCGCACCGGCCTCGCCGTTCACGTTTTTCGACCAGTCGAGCAACCCCGTGGGCCGCCAGAACCGGGTCATCACCGACCGCGAGTTCCTCGGCGGTCGGCTGCCCACCTCCACGCTCGAAGGCTGGCCGCCCAAGCCCGTCGAGGACTGGCTCGTCGAGTCGTAGGACGCCGGTACTCCCGTAGGGAGTACGTGAGTACAAGCGTCCTTGGATATGCGGGCCTTGCGATCACATCGCGTTGGGCCCACACTCGCGCCCGTGGCGGTCGTCCCCTATCCCAGCTCGGCACTCAGCGATACGCGTGTCCATCAGACACCCAAGACGCGCCAGAACCGACGCCCCCACGACCTCAAGCGCGACGGGTCGAGCGAGGACGACGCCTACTTCTACCGCCAGATCGCGGCGCGCAAGGCGACCCTCGAACCGGAGCAGCAGGCGTTCGCCCAGATGTGCGACCGCTGGGACGAGCTGTACTACCCGACCACCATCGCCAACGGCGGCGGGGCGGACAACTGGCCCGAGCACCCCAGTGCGCGCATCCCCGGGCGCGTCCACATCAGCATCAACAGCTACCCCGTGTACGTGGACGTCCCGGCGGCGCTCCAGAGCGTGCCGCCCATCGAGAACATCCTGCCCTTGGTGTCCGACGAGCAGGGCCGGATGATGGCGGCGGCCATGGAGCGGGTCTACTTCGCGTGGAAGGACGACGTCGCCTTCGAGGAGCTGGCCCATCAGGCGTGTGTGGTCAAGGGTCTGTACGGCAAGACCGCCGCCAAGGTGTGGTGGGACGAGGACGCCGAGTCACCCCGCTTCACCATCGTCGATCAGCCCCGCAACCTGTACCTCGGCTGGGGCAGTTCCGACTACCGCCGACTGGACTGGGCGCTGTACGTCTACCGCATGACCCCCGAGGCGGTGCTCGCGGACTGGGGCCTTGAGTGCGGCTGGCGTGAGGGCAAGGACGGCAAGCGCTACCTCACCGTGCTGCCACCGGCCACGCGCGGCTACGGCACCCACGCGGACCCGCTCGCCCAGCGCACCGACCGCACGGGTGGGGTCATGGACAGCACCCAGACCATGGTCGAGGTCTGGGACTACTGGTACCGGGAGCCCAAGGACGAGGACGATATCGAGGTGGGTGAGCCCACCACGATGGTCACCCGCAACTGCATCTTCGTGGGCGACCACAAGGTCATGGACGAGGAGCACGGCGAGTACCGGGGAGCCATCCCCTACATCCCGCTGTTCAACACCTACCTGCCGGGCCTGCCCACGGGGCGCTCCGAGCTGTACGACGTGGAGCAGCTCATCCGCGAGAAGGAGCAGCGGCTCTCCGAATACGCCCAGATGATGAGCCAGACCGTGAACGCACAGTATTGGCAGCTCGTGGGCCCGGAAGCCCCCGACATCGTGCCCACGGGACTCCGTCCGCAGGCCAACAAGGTGGTCGGCCCCGGTGCGGGCAACAGGATCGAGGCCATCCAGCCATGGATGCCCTCGTTCCAAGCGGAGCAGTACCTCGCGCGCATCGACCGCGAGCTACAGGACGTGAGTGGGCTCAACGACCTGCTGCGCGGGCTCGCCCCCAACAACGTCCTGAGTTCCAGCAAGGCCATCAACGCGCTGGTGGCCAACTACGAGACCCGCTCGCGCATGAAGCGCGACCTGCTGTACCGCTGGCGCAGGGACATCTGGAAGCTGGCGGGCATCATCTGGGCCGAGAAGAACACCGCCTTGAAGCCCATCTTCGAGTCGGTCGGACGGTTGGTCACCGACAACCCGTCCTTGTCCCCACGGGACGATCTCGAGACCGCCACGATGGCCATCAACCTCGTGAACGCCAAGCTCTGGAGCTTGGAGCGGGGCATGGACGCGGTGGGCGTCGAGGACCCCGAGTCCGAGATCGCCATCGTCAAGGGTGAGCGCACCGACGCCTCGCTGTTCCCCGCCGACGTGCAGGTGCAGGCGGCCCTCATGAGCACGATGCAGCAGCTCCAGATCACCGCCCAGCAGATGGGCCAGCCGATGCCGGGCGAGGAGGGCGTGTCCCCCGAGCAGGCGGCAGCCGCGTTCGGTCAGGAGCAGGGCGGCGCGGTCGGTGATGAGTCGATGCAGGGCGAGGGCGCACAGGTGATGCCGGGTGCCGAGGCCACCCCCGGTGGCCCGGCGGCAGCGGGCGCGGAGCCCATGCTCGCCCAGACCATGATCAAGGAGGGTGAGGCGAGCAACCGGCTCATGTTCCAGAACGAGATCGGCGGCGCGCCAGTGCCCGAGGAGGAGGAGCTGTGAGCAACGAGGAACTGGTCATGATCGTGGGCGGCGCGATTGCCATCATCCTCGGCGCGGTCGATGCGCTGCGCTCCAACGGGCAGGACATCAGCGCGTGGGGCGTCTGCACGCTGGGTGCCGTGTTCGTCATCCTCGCGCTCCTCTGACCGCCATGCCCGGGAAGAAGTACGCGTCCATCAAGCGCCCCAAGGTCTACGAGGCCCTGCGTCGGGGCGGCTACTCCAAGACCAAGGCGGCCAAGATCAGCAACGCGGCGGCCAAGCGCCGGAAGCACCGCTGACCCATGGCCCGCACCGGGCGCTTCGGGCGTCTGCCCGCCGAGGCGCAAGACCTCTCCTCCACCATCGCGTCGATGATCGCGCAGTACGAGAACCAGCGTGATCGCAACGTCGAGTTCGCGTGGAACCACGGGGGCAAGTTCGAGGGGCAGAAGGTCACCGACCAGTTCTTCCTCAACTGGTGGCAGAAGCGTCGGAACGAGGTGTCGGACGACGACCCCATGGCCGACTACTACGACCAGATGATCTTCAACTATCGCTTCCAGATCAGGGAGCAGAAGGTCACCCTCGCCTACACGCAGGGCAAGATCAAGGAGCTGGGCGTCGCCAAGTTCTACGTCGAGGAGGCGGGCAAGGTGCCCCGCAACTCGGCCATCTGGCGTGATCTCATGACCAACGCGGCACGCTTCAAGAAAGCTGCCGCCAAGGCCCGCAACAGTGGGGCCAAGCAGTCCAAGTTCGAGCAGTTCCAGAGCCAGTGGAACAGCCTCAACGACACCTACATCAAGCCCGCCGAGACGGTCGATGACGTCGTCAACCAGATGCTCACGTCCGCCGACATCGGATCGCGCAACCAGTGGACCCAAGCCTTGGGCGGCGGCGAGATGACGATGATGGAGGACTTCTTCTCCAAGGTCGAGACCGACCCCCAGTACGCCAAGCAGTGGAAGGAGGTGTGGGAACCGGCCCTCCGGCGCGCCGATCCGCACCACTTCCGGGGCCACCTCGACAGCGACTACCTCTCGGCGGTGTACGGGCGCGCCAAGCAGGGCGCAAAGAAGCAGTCGAAGCTCGCCGAGCGGCGGGGCTACAACGACTGGAAGCGGAGTGCGGACAACAGCGCGAGCGTCTGGAGCGGCTACCAGAAGACCCACTCGAACGCCGACCTCGCGACCGCCGTGGAGCAGGTGTGGCAGGACGCGCTCGATGCGGGCATCAACGACGAGGGCAAGAGCCCCGACGAGCGCATGGCCATCCGGGCCACCGCGCTCAAGGAACTGGGTGCGATCCGCCGCAGGGCCGAGAGGAACGGGGCCAACACGCTCACGGGTGACATCACCCGGGACATGCGCATCCTGCGTGGGGACAAGGCCGCCGAGAACCGTTCGGGCACCTCGACCGCCATCAGTCAGGACGTCGGCGACATCCGCGACAGCGAGGGCAACCTGCCCGCCGCGCAGGGCGGCACCCAAGGCGACGCCCGGATCGCGGAGCTGGCACGACAGGACATCGAGGACAACGAGCGGCTGCTCAAGGGCACCCACGTGATCCTTGAGGAGGTCGGGGCTGACGGCACCGTCAAGCGCAGCGTGGTGCCACGGGGGCAGGTGGCCACCGGGCGGGGCACGGCGGTCGAGATCGTCAAGGCCCACGGGTCCACGTATCGCGACCGTGATGGCAAGGAGGTGGACTCGGGCTCCGGGCCCATCACCATCGTGCGCGTGGGCCAGCCCGTCCGGGTGCAGGTGGGGGCGCAGGAGAACGTCACGGGGCTGGAGACCCCGACGGGTGCGAACCCCGACACGCAGGGTCCCCAGTCGGGCATCGTCGCCTTCCTGTTCACGCGGGCCGACGGCACCAAGCAGTATCAGGTGTTCCGCGACGACGGCTCCTATGAGTGGACCGATGCGCCCGTGGGGAGCAACGGCAGCGACCTCATCCGCCCCGGGCTCGTGCGCAGCACGCGCACCAACGACAGGGGCGAGGTCATCATCACCGTCGCGGACGACCAGACGACAGGCACGGGCACCGTGCAGGTCGTCGGCACCGACGCGAACGGCCAGCCCATCTACGAGGACCGGCCCCGCAACGCGCTCACGGACGTCGTGCGCTTCGGGGAGGAGCGGGCCGACGAGATCGCGGGCACCACGCCGCAGCCACCGGATGCGGCGGCTGCCCGGAACCTCGTGAGCAGCATCACGGGGCTCGACACGTCGCAGTGGAGCGCCGAGGAGCGCAAGGCATTCGAGGCGCTGACGCCCACGAACCAGCGCTACCTCATCGATCAGGGCATCGTGACCAGTGGTCGCAGCGGGCAGCAGGGCGGCGGCGGCTTCGACAAGATGCGGGCCGGTGAGGTCAGCAACGAGCGCATCGACCGGGCACGCGAACGCAGCGATGCGCCTGCGCGCTGGTTCGGCGGCAAGAGTGAGACCACCAAGACCACGCCCATCCCCGACATCCCCCAGTACCTCAAGGACCGGGGCGTCACGCAGGAGCTGTGGACCCGCATGGTGCAGGATGCGCGTGCGGGCAAGAGCGCCGAGGAGATCATCGACTCCTCGCTCAACCCCTCCAACCGGACCCCCACCTCCCAGCCCGATCAGGTGGCGTTCGGTGAGGTCAAGCGTGCCCTCAACGACGAGCGCATCAACACCCAGAGCACGCCTTCCCAGCAGCGCGAGGAGCCCGATCGTCCCGCGTGGAAGGACCCCCAGCAGCGCATCGACGAGCTGGCCGAGGGCATCCGCAAGCTCAACCTCCAGCTACAGGACCCCAATCAGGCCCAGAACCACGGCATGATCCGCGAGCAGCTTGAGACCGCCCGGCAGGAGATCATCAAGACCCGCTTGGGATCACGCACCGGTCGGCAGGAGCTGGTGGCGCAGGGCGTCCAGACCGCCGCAGGCATCGGGGCCTTCCTCGGCAACTTCCTCGGGCGCAACGGCCTGACCGACGGCACCAACAAGGTGACCGTCGAGCAGGACGACACGTTCTCCACGTACCAGACGCTCGTGGGTGGCCGGGACCAGCCGAGCCGCCAAGCCATGGCCGAGCTGGAGCCCATCGACATCATCAACGGCCTGCTCATCGCGGACCCCTCGCTCGCCCGGGACCCGCAGCGGTTGCAGGAACTCAACGCCGAGGTGCTGGCGATCCATCGCAACGCCGACAAGGACAACGCGACCTACACCTCGGACCGCCTCCAAGGCGATGGCGTGCCGCCCGAGGTCGCGGACACGGCCACGGGCAACCACCCGGGTGGCAAGAGCGCGCGTGGCAAGGGCGGCGCATCGCGGGGTGCGCCCAACGCGCCGGGCATCACCGACACGTTCGAGGACGAGGACCCGAACGCCGTGACCGATGACGAGGACGTGCCCATCGGGCCCTTCATCTGGGGTGGTGGCAAGGGCGACCCGACCCAGTGGGGCGGGCTCGCCCAGTTCTCCATCCTCAACCGTCGCGACGGTGCGACCCCGGACCCCGACGCCGACGCGGGCGACCGTCCGGTCATGAAGCTGCCGTCGCTGTTCGGGCTCACGGGCTTCGGCAACATCAACGCACAGGAGGCCGAGCGGGAGCGGCTGCGCGCCAATCAGGAGAAGGTCATGGGCTCACGGGTCACGTTCGACCCGAGTGGGCGCAAGCCCATCGCGCCCATCCGCGGATCGCGCGTCACGCCCGAGCCGGTGGTCAGGACCCCCAAGCCGCCCGAGCCCGAGAAGCCGCCGCCGCCGCCCAAGCCAACGCCACGACCCAAGACGACCCCACAGCGGCTGCCCGACACCCTCCTGCGGGCGAACGGCCAGCGCACGCCGACCACCGAGCAGGAGCAGCGGGAGTTCCAGTCGGGCTACACCGGCAGGGGTGGTATCCGGGGCTGGGGCAGGTAACCCGTGGACAGGGGGGGTCTCTCCGCGCGTCACAACGCGTCGGAGTTCGAGGCCATCACGCCCATGGGCCGCAACTACGGCATGAACGGGGCGACCATCGGGCCCGCCCTCTCGACCTACGACCTGTTCAGCGGACGACCCGTCCGAGGGCCCTACGCGAGCGGGTCACCCGATGGTGGCGATGGGCCCACGCCGACCCAGCGTGTGGGCACGCCCTACCGGGGTCTGGGCAAGACCAACATCAGCCAGCCGATGGTGGGGCCACCGCTGTCCCAGAACACGCCCTTCCAAGGGCTGGCCCCCCGGATGGGTGTCGCCGAGGGCATCATCGGCGGGCTCGTGGAGCAGTTCACGGGTGCGCTGCCGGGCTTCGCGCGGGACCCGCTCGTGGGCCTCGCGCATGGCGTGGGGCAGGTGCTCGACGTGCCCCTCGAACTGGCCGGGCACGTGCCCCTGCCGTGGGTGCCCGACGTGCAGGAGGCGTTCGACCGCCTGCCCGTGACCGCACAGACCCAGCAGATCAAGCAGCTCGCGCTCGACGACCCGGACACGGCGCTGCGCTACATGAGCCAGTACCTGCGGATGCACGAGCAGGAGTACATGGAGGCGCTGGGCATGCCGCGCATGTTCAGCCCGCTCATGATGCCCGACGCCAATATCCTCGAACGGGCGCTGGGCGTGCTGGGCATGCCCCAGCAGGTCATCGCGCGGACGTACGCGGGCACGGGTCTGCGCAACGTCGAGGACACCATCCTCAACGCGCCTGCCAACTCGCTCCCCCAGCCCTTGGAGGAGGTGCGCCTGCGGCGCTTGAGCGGTGACCTCACGCACGACCAGTTCCTCGACGAGATCACCCAGCTCGGCTACGCCTTCACGAACGACGCCTTCGCCAACTTCTTCCTGTCCATGGTCTCCGACCCCATCATCGTGGGCTCCTTCGGCACCGGGGCCGCCCTCGGGGCCATGGAGCGCGGGTCGCTCGCGCTGCGCACGGCGCGTGCCAACGCGCGTGTCGCGCAGGTAGCGCCCGAGGCCCACGCGGCGGCGACCGCCAAGGCACTCGCACGCACGACCAACGACATCAGGACCCAGTCCCCCTTGACCCCACTCGAAGCGGCGTCCGAGCAGGCTGCCGCGCTGGCCAAGGCGGCGACCGACCCACTGAACCCGCCCCGGGGCCGGGCCGGTGTGTTCAACGAGTGGGTCCGCGACGGCATCCGCGAGATCGACCCGGCGCTCATGGACGACGCGTTGCAGTACGCGGAGGGGACCCTCACCCGGCGACAGCGCGCCGTGGTGCGGATGGAGCCCATCGTCCGGGCGACGGGCTCGGTGGCACGTGTGCTCAACGAGCCCTTCCGGGTGTTCGGCACCGACCGCGCGGCGGACATGGTGGGCGCACTCCGCTCCGACGCCCACGCCCGGGGCGCGCTCGACGCGTATGGCTACGGCAACGTGCGAGCGCTGGCCAAGGCCCTCGGCGTGCCACAGGCGCGCTTCATCCAGAGCCTCGGCACGTGGATGGCCAACAGCGAGATGTCGCTCGTCCACCGCAACTCGATGGTCAAGCAGATCAAGGCGCGCGGCGGGTTGCCCGAGAACATGGCCGATGCGACGCCCAACGCACGCATCCGTGAGGTCAACCTCATGGCCCCCGACGTGCTCGTCAACGAGTCCAAGCGTGAGGCGGCGCGGGCCATGCCCGACTACGTCCTCGACACCTCCCACCTGACCCCCGAGGAGGCGGCACGCGCCCGGACGGTCTTCCGCGAGGAGCAGGAGGGCATCGCCATCGAGCGGCTGGTGGCCTCCACGGGCATGAGCCGCGAGGCCGCCACCAAGTTCATCAAGGGCGGCAACGACAAGCGGCTCGCGCTCGCCGAGGGCCTGTTCTACGGGCGCTCGGTCCACGACATGATCGAGTCGCGGACGCTCGACGCCAACGCCTACGGGTCCAAGATCGAGGCTGCTGCGGCAGCGGGCGACCAAGTGGAGGTGGCCCGCCTGACCGCACTCCGCGACCTCGTCCACCGCTACACCCTCTTGGGCGCACGGGAGATGTCGCTCGACGATGCCAAGGAGCTGCTGGGCATCGTGGAGTCGGGGGCCGCCGACGCCGCCAACCGGGCGCGTGAGTTCATCAACCGCTTCGACGTGCTCCACCAGAACTTCGAGCGCATGTACGACGAGGACGGGCGGCTCATCGAGGACGCCGTGCTGCTCGACCGGCTCGCGGTCTGGCTGCGCGACAACATCAGTGGCGGCGAGGACGGGGTCTCGTCGTTCCCCACGGTGGTGGACTACGACACGCTGGGCGACAGCCTCAAGTCGTTCATCGACGAGAACCGCCGGGTCAATGGCGGCGAGCAGTTCGCCTACCGGATCGCGGTGGCTCCGGCGGCCAAGGACCAGTGGCGTGTGTCCACCGACGCTACGGGTCGCCTCGTGGGTGTGAACCCATGGGTCGAGGCGACCGCCGAGAGCGCCCCCGCGTTCGTGCCCACCAACTGGGACACCCAGCGTAACCGACTGTTCAGCCCCATCCGGGGCGAGAAGCTGCTGTTCCAAGCGCGCTCACGCTTCATCCGGCGCGCGACCGAGGTCCACAACCTCGGTCGGCGTGAGGCCATCAACCTGTTCGAGGCGGTCCGCAAGACCGCCAGTGAGCGCAACATCCAGCCGCGCGGCCTGTCCATGGACGAGTTCCGGGGCATCGTCGATGGCGTCGCCGAGGGGCTCTCGCCCAACCTGCGCCAGCGACTGGGCGACGACGGACTCGCACTCTTGACCGCACAGGCGTTCGAGGGCGAGATGGCCACCGTGGGCCTCTCGGTCAAGCTCACCGGGAAGATGAAGACCCGCAGTGCGGGCATGGGCAACTGGGTCGGCGTGGTCTCCGAGAAGCTCTACCCGATGATGCGCTTCACGGCCAACCCGATCTTCCAGATGCAGGAGTGGCTGGAGCCCTATTTCTTCAACATCATCCGGGGCGTCAGGCCGGGGCTCCAGTGGACCGCCGAGGACCGGGCCGTCCTCGCGATGCTCGACCGCTGGAAGCTGGGCACGATGTTCAGCGATCAGGCGGAGTACGCCTACACGGCGGCGCAGGGCTGGATGAGCACCCACCGCCCCGAGACGTCCTTCGGGCCCGGCGGCCAGATCGCCATCGCCAACGAGAAGCGCATGAAGGTCCGTGACGTCAAGGACCGCAAGATGCTCAACTACATCCGTGACGTGAAGGCCGACAGCGGCCAGCGCTGGAAGCGCTACATGCTCAACTCCGCGCCCGCCCAGTGGGCCGAGATGGAGCAGCACTACGGCACCACGAACGCGGGCGAGATCGCGGTGCGCTACTGGATCGAGAAGGGCGTCCACCACGCGGACGACCCCCACTACCAGACGTTCCTCGCGACCGGCTACATCCCCAACTCCATCGGCAAGCCCCATCAGGTGCTGATGCAGCCACTCGCCAAGACGCTGGGCTATCGCGACCCCATCGCGCTGCGCAAGGCCATCAGCGATGGTGGTCTCACGGAGGCCCAGTTCCGGGCCCACCCGGTGGTCAGCACCTTCGACCCGGAGTTCGCCGACCGGGCGTGGCGCACCGCCAACTTCTCGTCGCCCGAGGAGTGGTTCGACTCGCTCGCGTCGAGCATGCGCAAGGGCGGACGCAGCGCCATCGAGATCGACCTCTCGACCCGCCTCGCGCGCAACATGGCGCAGGCCGGGGCGCGCGCCAAGGGCATCACCCTCGACGAGTGGATGGCCACACACTTCGCGGGCAAGCCCGTGTGGGTGGACTCACAGCGCGAGCTGCCGCGTGCGGCGTATGCCCAGACCATGACGTCGATGCGCGAGGACATCCGCACGGCGCGCCGGACGTATGCCGGGCTGCACGGCGGGCTGCCCCAGCGGTCAGCGGACGCTGCGGTCACCGAGCGGGCCTACCGCCTGCTGGGCGGTGGCCCCACGGAGACCCCGGTGCTCATCGCCGACCGGACCATCCGGGCGGCGGAGCAGGCGGCGCTGGGCGATGGCGTCCCGCAGATGGCCGAGGGCATCCTCGAAGTCGGCACCGAGTCCTTCCCCATGGGCTTCGCCACCGACAACACCGACGACATGCTCAACTCCCTTGCCACCACGGTGCAGGAGGCGGGCAGCCGTCCCACCGACCTCCACGAGGAGATGCTGGCGGCGGTCCAGACCGTCACCCAGCTCCTGTCCGACGAGCAGGTGGCGACGCTGCTGCGGCAGAACGTGGTCGCCCACGAGCGCATCGGCATGCTGCCGGTGACCGAGGGCTTCGTCACCGATGTGGTTCCGTCGGAGGTCGCGAGCTGGCCGGGCGTGGACTCCTACATGCGCCGGGCACTGCCCGACGATCTGGCGCTGTATGGCCACGACGGGCAGGGTGGCGGCGGGCTGTGGCATACCACCACACGGACCGACCCGGTCACCGAGCAGGGCTTGCGATCACGCCGCGAGGTGAACGCGCAGGGGCTGGGTGGCGGCCCCGACAACACGATCTCGCTGACCTACGACGAGGACCATGCCCGCCTCATCGCGGAGCGCCAGCGGGTGTTCGCTGGTGCTGCGCGTGGTGAACTCACGGGCGATCAGGTGTGGGACCACTTCATCAGCACCGAGTGGGAGCACCTCTACCAGCGGCCCTACGACGCGCTGCGCACGCTCGACCCCGACGGCGACTACCGGGCCCCGCACTGGAAGGACGCCACGGACGCCGAGTGGCGCAAGGCACAGCGCTACTTCGCCCGGGAGTGGGACAAGCGGGTGGCAGCGGGCCAGCACCGCTCGAACTGGGAGATGATCCAGCGCGCGGACAACGCGGCTCACCGCATGCAGGGCCACTGGAACAACTACAACCTCCAGCAGGGCGACCCCGAGCGCATCGGCGGCATCATCGTGGTAGGCGACCCCGACGTGGCGTTCGCCTCCCATGCCGCCACGCCACCCGAGTCCATCCGCACCGTGCAGGTGGCGGTGCGCCGCAAGCCCGGTCGCCCTATCGACTGGGTGCAGGGCGAGCACGAGCTGCGCGTGTGGCCCGAGGACATCCAGACGCTGGGCGACATCGAACCCAGTGTGTCCAAGGTGCAGGGCACGATGCAGGACATGCGCGCCGAGGTGGCGGCACGCATGTTCGCGGGCTACGTGCGGGCGCTCGACGAGGACGTCGCCCCGGGGACGGCGATCCAGCAGATGGCCGACGTGCTCCACGACATCAGCCTCAAGCAGAAGGCCGACCCCCGTGGCCGCACGGTCGTGGACCACCCCTTGGTCGCGGAGCTGGTGGGCGACTGGGAGGCCGGTGCCCCAGCGGCGATGAGCCCCTTCGCCCGTGATGTCATGGACCAGACGTTCGGTGCGCCCAAACGCTCGGCCACGATGCGCCGGGGCACGGCCCCCTCGTTCAGCGTGCAGGCGAAGGCCGCCGCCATCGACCGCCATGCGCTCCATGCGTTGGGGCACTGGACACCCGAGTACGCCACCGCCATCGCCCGGCGCATGGTCAAGGCAGGTGACGCCACTGACATCGACGACGCCCTCGGCCAGCTCTCGGCGCGTGCGGGCTACGACGTGCGCAAGCCCAACCCCAATCAGGCGGACCCCGAGGTGCTCTACGAGTGGGGCGTCCAGAAGGCCAACGCCCTCGCCAACGCGGCCAACGCCGAGGACTGGGGTGGCCGCAGCGACTGGACACCGGGCGAGATGGCGACGCTCGCGAGCACCCACGCCCGGCGCATCGCGGAGCAGCACGCGAGCGAGGTGGAGGGCGGCACCGTCCTGCGCAAGGCGCTCGTGACCGAGGTCAGCCCGGGCTTCCGGCGGGCCCCCGAGTGGACCAACCCGCTGCCCCCCGACGAGCTGGTGTCGGGCCCCGGCTCGACCCTTGAGGGCACACTGCCCCAGTGGGATGACCTCACCGACGACCAGATGCGGGACGTCAGCAGGCAGGTCTCGCTGATGGCCATGGACTTCGTGGAGCAGGCCACGGGCGTGCGCTTCGTGGGCTCACCCATCGACATCGTGATGCCCCGGGGCGGCGGGGCCGCCGCCGTGTCGCCACTCACGGGCTGGTCGCTCATGGCCCTCACCGACGAGGCCGCCGACTCGGCCATGGACATGATCGGCGCGACGCTCCAGCTCGACGAGGTGTGGGGCACCAAGTACACCGATGCCCTCACAGCGGACCCGTCGAAGGGCATCCACTGGGCGCTCGACCTGCGACTCCCCTCGACCGCCACCGCTCGCCACTGGGACGCCTTCGCGCGCTATGCGGCGGAGGCGTACCCGGACGGGACCCGCGTGCTGTCCGCGCGTGACACCGAGGGGCGACAGGTCGTGCGCATCGTGTGGCAGCCCGAGGAGGGTGTCGCCCAGACGACGCTCGACGACTTCCTCGCGGGCATGCGTGAGGCCGAGGCGGGCATCGAGGACGAGCTGCACGTGGGCGACTGGGTGAACGGGCTGCCCGACGAGTTCGAGTGGATGCGCGAGACCATCCTGCCCGTGGAGCTTGACCGCCACCCGGTGCAGGTCAAGATGACCACCAACCGGGGCGCGGATCACCCACGCGTGGGCTCGACCTTCGCCCATGACGAGCGCATGGCCCGTTCCCTCACGCGAGGGGGCATGACGCCCGAGGAGGCAGCGAACGATGCGATCGGACGAACCTATCTCGACCGACTCCGGGCCCGAGGGGACTACGGAGCAGAGGTGGCGGCAAGCGTGGTCGGTCGGTGGCGGGATCAAGCCAAGTCGCACATCGACGATGCGTACGAACAGTACGCGCCGAGCCTCGCAGGACCAGCCGCAGGGCGAGCCCGGCTCGCCTCCCTCGGAGGCGGAGCCCGAGGAGAGACCGTCCAGTACCAGCGCAACGCCCGAGGGGTCCGAGCAGCCCTTGCCTACACCGACGGAGCCCGAAGCACCCTCTACGTCCTAGAGCACGCCGACCCCAGCTCCATCGTCCACGAGTTCGCCCACGAGTTCGCGCGCTCCCTCGACGAGTCGGGCAAGCGTGCGCTCATGACGGCGTATGACGCCACCCCGACAGCGTCGGGCGGGCGTCGGCGCACGTCCCGCCAGTGGGGCCGCCAGCACGAGGAGTACCTCGCCCGGGAGTTCGAGCACTACGTGGCGGGTGGGGCCAAGACCGCCCCGACGCCGGGCTTGAAGGCGATCTTCAACGCCTACGGGGAGTGGGGCCGGACCAACCTCGAAGGCGGTGTGCGCAACGTGCCGCAGGAGGTGCGCGAGGTCTTCGACGAGTGGTTCCGGGTGGCCGACCAGAGTGAGCCCAAGGCCACGTTCGACGCGGACGAATACCGCTGGATGCAGGCCCTGATGCAGAGCTTCACGATGGGCGAGGAGCAGGCCCACACCCGCCACTACTACAAGCGTGGCCGGTCGTGGACCGAGCGCAGCGTCAACCACCCGTACCTCGGCATGTACCCGGCGTCCTACATGTGGGGCAAGGTGCTGCCCGCCATGATCCGCTTCCTCGTGGCCAAGCCCTTCGGCGTGGACGCCCCCTTCGCGGGGGCGCTGATGGCCAAGCACGCGGCGTTCTACGCCCAGCTCATGATCCAGACCAACCCCGAGATGCAGGACTTCATCGAGAAGCACCCCGAGACCATCCGCATGTTCCAGATGATGTTGCCGGGCACCCCGTGGGACATCCCCGTGAACATGCCAGCGTGGGCCCGCCACGCGGCGGAGGACGCGGCGCAGAACCGCCTGCGCACGGAGCAGGGCTTGGCCGCACAGCCGACCGACTTCGGCAAGATCATCGAGGACACCGTCGCGTACGCCTTCGGGGGTCCGCGCGCCATCGCATCGCCGTTCAACCTCATGAGTGAGTGGAACGGAGCCAACACCCCGGAGCCCGACGACGCGGCCAACGTGTGGTCCCAGATCGGGCTGTAGTGATATGTCCTTGACATCACGGTCAGGGGCGATAGAGGATGCAAGGAGGAGTTCGTGACCGAGCAGCGAACGTCCGAGGGGCAAGCGCCCATCGGTGAGGGGACGGCACAGCCGCCCGCCCCGCCGGTCGGTGAGGCCACTCGCACTGTCGAGCAGGTCGAGGCGGAATACCGAGCGCGGCAAGCGGGCAAGGACCGCGAGAACGCCGCTCTCCGACAGGAGCTGGACCGCTACAAGGCAGCGGATGCACAGCGCCAGACGGAAGCAGAAGCGCGACGGACCGCTGAACTAGGTGAGGTTGAAGCCCTCAAGCGACAGCTTGCCGAGCGGGACACGGCCCACGCCAGCGAGGTGCGGTCCATCAGGTTCCCCAACGCAGCCGACGTGCTCGACGCGAGCGCCTTGGCTGCGATGGATGAGGCGAAGCTCGTAGCGCTGGAGGAGCGTCTGCGACCGGCAGGTGGGCGCAAGCCCGAGCCGTACGTGGACCCCAACGCACCGCCCCGGAACCCTCCGCAGGGGCAACCCGGTCCTCGGTCCACGAGTGATCTCAAGGCGGACCTTGAGCGGATGGCACCGGAGTTCATCGACAGCATGAACCGCTGATGAGGACACACTCCGAATGCCTGATGTCATCGTCGCTGGCCAGCCCATCGGTACGGGTGGCGTAGCGCAGACGACCAACTTCGACAACACCGTCACCGCACTGGTCAGCCAGAACATCGCGGAGAACCTGCGCAAGGTCGTCCGCTACATGGCGGCGGACGGCTACGTGACGGGCGACATCGTGCCCGGCACCAACAAGATCAGGTACATCTCCTACGGTGACCTGCCCATCACGCTGCCCATCCCCACGCCGCCCGCCCCCGGGACCGTGCCGTGGCTCGTCGAGGGTCAGAGGCCCTTCCTTGAGCCCATCACCATCGGATACGAGGAGCTGGTCGCCTATCAGGCGGGTCGGCTCGTCGGCATCTCCGATGTCGCGCTGGCGCTCAACCCCCACAACCTGTTCTCGGTGGCTGCCGAGCGCGTGGCGTACAACGCCATGCAGACGCTCGACAACTACATCGCACAGGTGCTCCATGCGGGCACCAACGTCCAGTGGGCGGGTGCGGCCACCAGCACCGGCACCATCACCTCCGCGATGAAGCTCACGGCAGCCGAGATCAGGGAGGCCGTGGCCACCCTCAAGGCGGCCAACGTGCCGACCTTCGCGGACGGCTACTACCACGCGTTCGTCCACCCCAACATGATCTTCGATCTGATGGGCGACACCGCCGTGGGTGGCTGGATCGAGGCCGCCAAGTACGGCGCGGTGGATCAGCTGTTCGCGGGCGAGATCGGGCGGCTGTACGGCGTCCGCTTCATCGAGACCCCCGTCGGCACGTACCTCGGCACCGTGGGCGCGACCAGCGCGAAGGTCTACTCGACCTTCGTGTTCGGCCCCGGCGCGTGGGCGGTCGGCGACGTCCAGACCATCCGGTCGTACATGGTGCGCCCGGGTGGTGATCACACCGATCCGCTCGCCCAGCTCGCCGAGGTGGGCTGGAAGGGCATGTTCGGTGCGCGGCTGCTCGGCTCCGCCACCATGGTGTCCAGCGGCCCCAAGTACATCCGCATCGAGTCGGGCGGCACGCTCTGATCTGACCATCGGGGGCGGGTCCCGTGCCCCAGCCGGGCCCGTCCCCCGAGTCCCTAGGAGCGTGAGGCCATGGCCCCCTACATCGCGCCTGACTTCGACCACCTCAAGGATGCGGTGGCCCTCGACCTGCGTGACGTCCTGTTCAAGACGTTCACGGAGCCGATGGTGGGATCACTCATCAACGAGGGGATCGCCGAGCTGGACCGGCTGCGCCCGTGGCCGCGCGTCGTCGCGCTCGCGTGGACGTATCCGGCGACCGACATCGCACTGGGCCGCCAGCAGATCATCGCGTTGGAGGCGCAGAACTACACCGACGCCCCGTGGCGCTACGTGCCCCAGTGCAGTCGGACCTTCGAGGGCATCGCCGCTGACGGCTGGGACCAGTGGGGCGACACCCTGATCCTGCCGCAGGGCATCCTGACCTCTGACACCACGGCGTTCCGGGCGCTCTGCTACGAGGACCGGGACCCGCTCAAGAACGAGACCGACGTCGCCCAGTTCTTCGACATGACCGACGAGGAGGTCGTGCGCGCCTACGCGCGCTGGACCGCGCTGGAGATGCTGCTCCATGACCGCACGCTCTACCAGCAGTGGCAGACGCAGGCCAACAACAGCGACGTCTCCCCGACCCAGCTCCTCCAGATGGCGAGCACCTTCAAGCAGGAGTGGTCGGACCTGCGCAAGCGGGCGGTGCTGCTGCGCCGGGTGGCGTAGGTGGACCTGACCCGGCCCGTCGAGTACCGGGGACTCCAGCTCAACAGCCCGGTGATCTCACCCACCGCGCCCATCCGTGGCATCACCATCGAGAGCTGCGACTACTCCGACGTGCCCGGCGTGGGCTACACCGAGAAGCGTGCGGCCACCGACGGCTACGACGCGTCGGACATCACGCTCGGCATGCGCACCGTGGTGCTCACCGGGACCCTGTACGGCCAGACCCGGGCGGACCTGTTCGACTATCTCCAGCTCCTGCGCAACGCGTTCAGCCCGACCGCCGCGTTCGCTGACGAGCCCGGCGAGTACGGCTACATCCCGCTCAACTTCGAGGTCCCCACCAAGAACACCACGAGCTACCCGAGTGGCTTCAAGCCGCAGATGATCAAGGTCCGCCCGGTGCGCGACCTCGGCTTCAACATCCGGCGGGACACCATCGGTGGGGTCACCGAGGAGGGGCTGTCCATCCCGTGGCAGGCCCAGCTCCAAGCGCGCGACCCGCGCGTGTACGCACAGGACTACACCGAGTTCACGGGTATCGTGGGGTCAACGGGCACCCAGTCCGGGTCGTTCAACCACAAGGGCGACTACCCCTCGCCGCTCAACATCATGCTCGCGCTGTCGGCGGGTCCTGCCCTCACCTTCACGCTCGTGATGGGCGGCAGCACCATGGTCCTGACCGTCCCCGCCGATGCGTCCAATGCGCGTGTCCTGCGCTATGACGGCACCCACCGGGTGGTCACCTTGCAGATCGGCACGACCGTGTCGCTGCGCATGGACCTGCTCAAGTTCACGCAGGGCGTGACCCACCCGCTCGTGCAGCCGGGCAACAACCCGTTCACGTGGACCCGCCCGTCGGGTCAGGGCTGGCTCGACCCCGGATCACGCATGTGGTTCTGGGAGGCATGGGCGTAGGTGGCCGCGACCAAGACGCTGCGGCTGGAGCTGTCGAAGGACAACACCAGCCGCCACATGACCAACGATGGCAGTGGGGCCACCGACCAAGGCTCGGGCGGGGAGCCCCACTGGATCGTCGGTAAGGCGTTCGGCCTCGGCGGTGGACGCACCGACGTCTACCGGGTCCATGCCCAGATCGACGAGAGCGGCCAGTACACCAACGTCGGACGGGTCATCGGTGCCGACCTCGTGCTGCGCGGCTCGGCGACGCACATCGATCAGGGCGGCAACATCTCGCGCCTGCGGATGCGCCCCATCACGCCCAGCGCGGATGCGTGGAGTGAGGGCAACAGGGGCGAGAACTCGTGGGGGGCCGACGAGTACCTCAACGAGCGCCTGACGGACGCGTCGAGCGCATCGGTCGTGAGCCAGCAGCTCGACCCGGGTGTGGTCAACCGCATCGACATCATGCCCTTGCTGCGCTTCTGGGCCCCCACCTCGGTGCTGTTCCGCATCGGGGGCGTCGATGTGGCGGGTCGGAGCCACATCAATCGTGGCTTCAAGGTCTGGTCCGACGACGAGGACAAGAGCAGCCACGCCTTCGAGTGCTGCTCCATCGACCACGCCACCTCGGGCAACCGGCCCTACGTCGAGGTCACCTACGAGCCCAGCACCACCAAGCCGGTGGCGGTGGCCATCGCGCCCTTGGGCAACGTCAACGATGCCCCCACGTTCGTCGTGGGCATGGCCGACGAGGACCCGGACCAGCGCATCAGCGCGTATGAGCTGGAGGTCCGCAAGGTAGGAGGGACGGCGCTCACATGGAACCAGCCCAAGACCGCAGCGACCGCCGCCGAGAGGGCGACGGGCGCACAGGGCCAGTGCTCGATCGTCGCGCCCAAGAGCCAGTTCAAGATCGGTCAGCAACAGGAGTGGCGCGCCCGCGTCTGGGACAGCGAGCCCAAGCCTTCGTACTCCGACTGGACGCCTTGGGTGGACAGCCGCTTCACGGTCACCGGTGGCGTCCCGACGCTCGGGACCGTGTCGCCGATCGGGACCGTGGACCGGATGGCCGGGGTCCGGTTCATGGTGCCGTGGACCCACCCGCAAGGCAAGGCCATCGCATCACTGCGCATCCAGACACGGGTCTCCACCGTAGAGGGCTCCCCCCTCTGGGACGGTACGGACAACGCATGGGATACGGGGGACGTCACACCGACCGCCACGGAGCAGACATCGAAGACCGTCAACCGAGGCTACACGGGTGACTCCCTAGAGGCGGGCAACTACTCGTGGCGGATCATGGTCACCGACGTGCTGGGTGCCCAGAGCGCGTGGGCCTACGGCACGTACGTGCTGACCGCCGACTACGACGTCGAGAACCCGGGCGCGGGCGACAACGTGGGCTACAGCCGCAAGAGCGTGGGCTTCCGCATCATCCTGCGGGCGATGGGCACGAGCCGGGGTCCGGGTGCCCTCAAGGCGGTCATCGAGGACGCGCTCAACGTGGGCATGTCGTCGTATGTGAGCGCACCGGGCGAGTGCTACTTCACGCTCCCCGCGACCCACCCGCAGGTCGGCGAGTGCGAGCCCTTCAAGCGCCACTGCTCGTTCGAGCAGTACCGCAACGGCAAGTGGCAGGAGATATGGGCGGGCATCCTCATCGACTTCGATGCCACGGGCGACGACGTGGTCATCAACGGCATGGACTACATCGGGCTGCTGTCGCTCGACATCGAGCGCCGGTCGTGGAAGTCGGGTGATGCCAACAGCAAGAAGCCCAAGTACTACAACCAGACCATCAGCTCCATCATCGCGGACCAGCTCGACACGGCCATCGGGACCACCGACTCGCCCGTGGGCTTCATCGAGCGCCCTCCCGGGGGCACCGCCTCGTTCCAGACGCTGGCCACCAAGATCGTCATCGACGCCTCGTATCGCCAGCGGCTGGAGTTCATCCGGGGACTCCTCGACTCGTACCGAGCCGGGACCGGTGTGCGGTCACGGCTCGTCGTGCGGCGCAAGCAGAACAGCACCTCCGACGAGACCCACGGCTACAGCTACGCCTTCAACCTGCTCGCCGACTCGGGCACCAACCGCAAGGCACTGCGCCTCGAATGGGGCGGCCTCGTGCAGGGCTTCCGCATCCAAGCGTTCGGCGACTTCGCGGTCCGGGTGCTGGGCATCGGGCGTGAGGTCAACGAACTCAAGCCCCACTACGCGACCGGCAACGCGCCCAACATGTCCACCAGCACGTGGGGCAACCTCGCCCGGGTCGCGGTGTGGCAGGACATCGACGACGAGGCGGACCTCCAGCGCCGGGTGGACCAGCTCGCCGCCGAGAGCGCGCGTGTGGGCAAGCGCATGGCGCTGGGCCTGCGCGTGCGCGGGATCGCGCCCTTCGACGGCTGGGACCTCACCGACAGTGTGCCCATCGACATCGTGCGTGGCGTCGTGGACACGGGCAACTTCGCGCCCGACCCCTCGGGCGAGACCGCCGGGCTCTCGTGGTGGACCATCTGGGGCACCGAGTGGCGCTGGTATCCCGACGGCCACGACGAGCTGACGCTGGTCGTGCGGCCACGGGAGGACAGCAACCCGCCGAACCCGGACCTCGTCGTGGGCAAGCCCTTCGTGCCCACCCCCGAGTGGACCATGGCCCCGGGTGCGCCCAACACCGCGACCATGGCGCAGCTCACGCTGTTCTACCTCGATACCGACACCAACGACACCTACGAGAAGGTGGTCGATGAGGCCACGGGTGTCGAGTCGTACGTGCTCACCGCCGAGGGTGGCGGCGGGGGTGGCGGCACGCCCGACACCACGCCGCCCGGTGTCATCACGGGCCTCGGCATCGAGGGCACGGTCTACCTGCGCGAGGATGGCACGCTCGTGTCGGGCTTCGACATCGACTGGGTGACGCCCGCCGACACCGATGTCGTGGGCTACGACGTCGAGCTGGACAGCGACCCCGCGTTCCCCGCGCCCCAGACGCGCACCCCGTCGGCACCGCCCTTCCACTGGGAGCCGGTGACCCCACTCGCCATCGTGGGCATCAGCGCCGACCCGGTGCCCATCACCTACTACGTCCGGGTCCGGGCCTTCGACGCGGCGGGCAACCGGCTGGAGTGGGATGACCCCACCACCCCACCGCCGGTCGCGTCGGGCACGGCACCCACCGACCCGTGGGCCCCCGACGAGCCCGAGAGCCTCACGGCCTCCCCGGGCTACCGGCTGGTGTCACTCTCGTGGCCGCGCGTGGACTTCGCGGACCTGTCGCGCTACGGCGTGCGCTACACGGCAGCGAAGGCGGGCGTGACCCCGCCGGAACCCGACCTCGACGGCTGGATCGACCTGTCCACCCTGTCCACGCGCATCGTCATCACCAACCTCATCCCGGGTGCCCACTACTGGTTCGAGGTGCGCGCCATCGACCGCTCCGGGCAGGTGCGCGCCTACGCCGACCCGCCCACCAACCTCGTGCCCATCGCGGTGTACGCGTCGCAGGAGCCGGAGGCTGGCTGGAGCGAGCGGATCGAGGCCATCCCCGAGGCCCTTGCGCCCGACGACGTGTCGCCCATGGAGGACGTGCAGGACTTCCTCGCCACGGGCACCTTCGACGCGGACCTCATCAAGACCGGCACCATCCGCATCGACAACGACCCGCACATCGAGGCGTTCGACCCGGCGGGCCGCTTGACCGCACGCTGGGATGCCAACGGTGCGCTGTACCTCGACCCGGCCAACCCCAACCGGGCCATGTGGATCAACGAGGCCGAGGTCAAGGTGTCCGAAGCCTTCACGGGTGACGTGGGCACGACCGTCTGGCGTGTGATCTCAAGCGCCGAGGGCATCAGCGGCAGCGACATCAACTGGGGCGTCATCCCGGGCGGTCACAACCTCATCCCCAACGCGGCCTTCGAGCTGGTGCCCTTCCCCACCACGGTGGCCACGGTGAAGACATGGACCGTCGCCGCCGACTGGGGCGCGTCGGTCGCTGCCAGTGACGTCAACGTGACCAAGACCGGCGCTGACCTCACGCTCACGACGGCGACCTACTGATGGCCACACGCAGGTTCGACGCCAACCGGGAGCAGTCGGTCGCCGACATCAGTGCGGGCCCCGCCGGGAACGGCAACGACGACCACATGCCGTGTGGCCGGTCCTCGTTCAACAGCACCATCACGTTCGCGGCGCTCCTCCGGTTCGCCCACGACTGGTCGGGCATGGTCACGGTCACCAAGGTCGTGCTCAACGTGCGCATGACCGGCGGTGTCCACACCGCGCAGGGCGCGTCTGGCAAGCAGATGCGCACCCAGCGCGCCAACGCCGCCTTCACGTCGGGCGGCGGCTCCGAGAACTCGTGGAGCACCAGCGCCTCGGGCACCAAGTGGGGTGAGGTCATCGGGACCGGGACGCCCATCGACAAGACCATGCCCGACTCGGGCTGGGTCGCCATGGACATCACCGACACCTACATGTCCTACGTGCCCACCTCCCTCGGCGGCGGCGGTGCGTCCAACAACGGCCTGTACCTCCGGGCGCTCGACCAGACGCTCACGAGCCAGTCGTTCGAGATGTACGGGATGCGCTCGGCGTACCCGCCCTACCTCATCGTCACCTACACCACCGCCGTGCCCAACACGGCTCCGACCAAGCCGGTCATCACCAAGCCGGTCAACGGGCAGGTGTTCCCCCCGGGCACCACGAGCATCCTGCTCTCGTTCACGGGCAGCGACCCGGATGCGGGCGACACCATGTCCAAGTTCGGCTGGACGTGGGGGGCCGGGCCGGACAGCGGTGAGGTCACCGACCTCACCCACGCCAGTGGCTTCAACGTCACCGATCACCCGCTCGCCGTGGCCGGGATCGCCAACATCCCGGGCACCGACACCCTCACGGTCAAGACCTACGATCAGGACGGCGCGGTCAGCGCTGTCAGTGCGCCCATCACGGTCACGTTCAGCGCGGCCCCGACCGTCAGCTCACCGACCCCCGGTTCGGGTGCGCTCGCGGACATCCACAACGCAGCCGATCTGGCCATCTGGACGTTGGCCGGGGCGCACGCCAAGCCCATCGTCAAGTTCACCTACCAGCACGCGCTCGCCCGTCCCATGGCGGCGTACCGCGTGCGCATGTACAGCGATGCGCTGGCCACCCTGTACGACTCGGGCACGGTGGCGGCGAGCGCCGCTGCCGGGGCGGTGGTGACGGTCAACATCCCGACCGCCATCGTCATGGGCACCCAGTACCGTTGGGGCGTCGAGGTGCAGGACGCCGATGGCAACTGGTCGGCGGCGATGACGCCGACCACGTTCAAGGTCCGGTGGGGCCAAGCCATCTACAGCGAGAACATCACCACCACGGGCAAGGACTTCTCGTGGGCCAACAGCACCCCGGCGCAGGGGCGGGCCCAGTTCCTGTACCGCCTCGCGGACGACGCGGCTGGCGCTGGGCCCACGGCGTGGACGACCGCCTTGCCCTCACAGCCCACCACGCCCAAGGCATACCTACAGGTGCTGGTGCGCCTGATCGCCACGGTCGCGGGCCAGAACCCGGCGCTACCGGACATGACCCTGACCTACAGCAAGGGCACGACGGCGCTGCCCGACAAGTGGTACAACGTGGTCCCGGCCAACGCCGCCCTCTCGCTCGACTCGTCGGTCCGGCGGTTCAGCAGGCTCAGCCTGCGGGTGCGTGCGCTCGCGACCACGAGCCACGTGCTGTACCCGTACCGGGTGGGCATCGGCAGCGGCATCGACGTGGTGCCGGGCACCGACTACACGTACAGCGCCTACGTGCGCACCAACGGCCCCTTGGGCGGTGGTGCCATCGTCAAGATCGGCATCCGCAATCAGGCGGGCACGGCGTACATCGTCACGCTCACGCCGTGCGACCCCGATGACGGGGCCATCCAGACCAACGACACGAGCGCCCACCCCGATGGCTGGCAGCGCCTCGCGGGCTGGTTCACGGTGCCCGAGGGCACGACCGTCATCCAGCCCGACGTGTGGAGCAACGGCCTCGTCATCGGCAACGAGTACTGGGTGGACGGGGTCAAGCTGGAGGAGGGCCGGGTCGCCTCGGCGTGGGCCCCGGGCCTGCTGGGCGCGGGCACGTTCGACCGGGCGGGAGCCCAGATCGACGGCGCATTGGGCGGCATCTTCCGGCTCCGTGGCACCACGGGCGGCGTCCGTGATCTCGTCGAGCTGGGGCCATCGGGTCTGCGCCTCGGTGGGGACACCGACCTGTCCTCCCCGTCCGACGGCGCGCTGGCGGTGGACGGCGTGGGTGTCTCGCTGTCGGGCCACACGCACCCCTACGAGCCATCGGGCACGGTGGCCACACACGCCGCTGCCGCTGACCCACACGCGGGCTACCTCAAGGAAGCCGACATCAGGGTGGCGCGTGGCACCGGGGCGTCGCTCGCCGCCGGGGCCAATGCCCAGTACATCATCACGTGGCCGACCCCGTTCGCGGATGCCAACTACACCGTGTCCATCACGATGTGGACCAACGCCGACCCGGCGGGTCGGCAACTGTCCTTCGCCATCGTGGGGGTGGCCGCAGCCAACGTGACCATCAGGATCATGAACAACACGGCGGGCACGGCCATCACGCCGGGCTGGCACGCCATCGGTATCCACGACTGATGGCCACGGCTCGGGCAGCGGTGGCAGGCATGCTCGTCTCGCTGCTGTTCGTGTGGTCCCAACGACCCAACGACGGCCAGTTCACGCAGCCGGAGATCGTGGTGCTCGTGGTCCTGCTGGCAGCGGTGGCCCTGCTCGTCGTGCCCGACGCTGCGCACCAGCTCCGGGTCATGCGGGGCAAGCACGACGACGAGGAGGGGTGATGTACCGAGCGGAACCGGTCACGCAGCGGGACGGGTCGTCCCTCGCGAACAGCAACTGCCTCATGGCGGCAGCCGCCGTGGGCCTCGACTTCCACACCTTGGGCGACAAGACCTCGACCGGCGCGAAGATGCGCAGCTACTCGGGCGACACGAGTGGGGGCACCAACACCGACGAGATCGAGCGGGCGTGGAAGAACGGCTACTCGGAGGACCCCGTCACCCGGGACGGCAACCCGTGGTCCAAGGTGCTCGAAGACCTCGCGGCCAAGCGGCTCGTGATGTTGCAGGTGTGGCACGCCACCGTGGGCGGGCCATGCCTCTCGGGCAGTGGGGCGTACGGCCACGGCATGTGCGTCGCACCCGAGTCGCGCACGAGTGATGGCAACAAGGAATGGCTGGTCGCCGACCCGTGGTGCAACCCGCCCAAGTGGAGCTGGGTCCGTGAGTCCAAGCTCAAGGCGGGCGCGGAGAAGTGGGTGGCCACGGCGCGTGCCGCCGCCAACGTCAGTGGCCCCACATGGCCGCTCATCATCGCGGCGGCCATCCGCCTCATGGAGCGCTTCGGGCCCGACCACCCGGCCACGTTCGAGTTGCCGGAGGTCGGCGGCCCCGGCGTCCTGTTCGCATCCACCAAGCCGCAGCCGGGAGCAGACGACGTGGCCATCAACACCAACGGCTCGCGCATCGTGACCGCACGACGCGTCAAGCTCACCGCCGAGACCGGGTTCTACAAGGAGGCGAGCCTCGACACCAAGTACGGCACGCTCGCATCGGGCTCGGTCCGTGAGTTCATCGGGCCTGCCCTCGGCGAGAACTCGATGGCCATCCTCGTCAACACCTCCAAGCCCTACAGTGATGGCACCGACCGGCCCACCATCGTGTACGTCACGAAGGACAAGTGCGGCGAGCCGTATCAGGTCGAGGACGACGTCATCAAGGCGCGCGACGCCGAGTGGCGGGCATGGCTGAGTGGTGACGCCGACGCCCCCGACAAGTAGAGTGCGATGGTCCATTCCCCCACGCCCAGTTCAGGAGGAACCGTATGACCGAGGAGCTGGTCGCCACTCGTGTGGACGAGCGTGACCCCGTTCCCCCCGAGGAGGACGCCGACCGGGCTCAGGTGACCATCGACGAAGCGCTCGGTGAGCCCACGGACGACGAGTCCGAGGACGACGTCGAGGGCGATGAGGACGAAGGAGGCGAAGCGTGAGCACCGGCAGGGGTAGTCAGGGCAAGGGCGACACCATCACCGGGTCCAAGGGTCCGGTGGACGTCCGCGAGGAGCCGCTCGACCACGTCGAGGGCGACACCATCACCGGCTCGCAGGGGCCGGTATCCCCGGGCCAGCCCGGGGCGGCTCCGCAGGGCACGTTCACGGGCGCGGGCGACCGCGACTGGACCGACATCAACACCCGCATCGTCACGGTGAGTGGGGTCAACGTCGCCAACTTCGGCGACATCCACTACACCGAGGACGGCGACATCAGCGATGACGACATCGCCAAGATCGACGCCGACTTCCAGAAGGCCGGGGCCCAGCCGGGTCAGGGCCGGGCCGTGGCCGAGGCTGCCAAGCAGATGGGCTACGGCATCAAGTTCACGGCGCGCAAGTCATGAGTGAGCCCAAGGAGGGCGAGCAGCCCACGCAGACCCTGCCCGAGCAGCCCGAGACCGAGGCCGAGACGGGCGGGCACCCCATCCATGGTCGCGACGAGGCGATCTACGAGCCCAACTTCGGGCTCGATCCCGCCACGGGTGAGGTCAAGGAGATGCCCGACCGGCAGGACCCACCCAAGCCCGAGGACGTCGAACCCAAGGCGTGACTTCCCCCGGCCCCGCACTCTCGCGGACGTGCCACGACCACGTCCGCTCCCCGAGGGTGCGGGGTCGCACCGAAGGGACGTGAGGACATGGATGTGCTGACACCCGACGTGCGCGTAGCGCTCCTGACCATGCTCCCTGCGAGCGGGCTGCCCACCGACATCGTGGACCGGCTCGATGTGGACGCCCGCTCCGATGACCTCACGCTCGCCCCGGGCCCCGGCACCCTCGCCGAGGACCAGCCGGTCATCGAGCTGTTCCTCGCCATCGGTGTGCCCACGGTGTATACGCTCGCCGTGCTGGGCATCGAGGACCCGCCGTTCGGCCAGCACGTACACATGAGGACGCCATGACCGCACTCCAGCCCGACGTCAACCTCGCCCTCACCGCCGCGCTCCCGCGCGCCGGGCTCTCTCCCGCCGCCATCGACTGGCTGGAGACCGACCCCATGGCCGAGCACCTCGCGCTCGTGGACGGTCCCGGCAGCGACGAGGAGGACCGCCCGGTCGCCGAGCTGTTCAACCGTGTGGGCATCCCGACCCTCGTCGCCCATACCCTCACCGACGTCTCGGCCATGGAGGCCATCCCCGAGTGGCCCCATGCCCACCACCTGCACCTCAACGAGGTGGGCACCACCTGACGATGTGACGCGTCGTCGCCTGCACTGCCTCCGCACGCACCGTCGCTACTGGGAGGCATGCTCCTTCTCCGTCCTCACAGGCACGCGTCTGTCGTGTCGGACATGCCTCGTGTGCGGGGAGCACTGGAAAGGGCGCTGGCTCCGGGTGCTGGCTTCGTGAGCGTCCAGCCGGGCACGTACACGCCCTGCCATGGCGCGGGACCCGTGTCCGCACAGTAGTGCCGGGTCGTGGGCAGGGGCGCACGCGGGCCGACCGCGACCGCCTCCGCTGCCGCATGGAGCACCACCCAGCCCACGAGCACGCACAGCGCGAGCAGCGCGAACGTCTCGAAGCCGTGGTGATGGGTGGGGAGGTCCCGATAGGGACGGTGCCGGTGCGCGGTCATCGAAAGGATGCCGCGCACACGGCGAACAGGAGCAGCAGTCCGATGACCGCCACCGCTCTGGACACTGATGCCTCCGGGGGTGACTCTGGGATGGGTGCCCCGGAGGATACGGTCTAGGCGCGGTAGATGCGCACCGGGTCGAGCTGCTGGTGGATGATCCGCCACCACTTCCAGCCCCGCTTCGCGAGACGGGTCACGGTGTCCTCGTAGAGGTGCCAGCCGTCACGCCCGCTGTCACCACGCCAGCCCGTGCGGAACAGGCGCTTGCCCTTGTACAGCCACACGTTCCACGTGGAGTCGATGGCCTCACGGATGCGGGCGGTGGCGCGATGCGCCCGGCTGGGCATGAAGTATTGGGCGCTCTGGTGGATGTCGTAGCACTGGCCCCGCCACACGTCGTGCGGGTCGTGGTGCTTCACGTGCCACGCCGCGTACTGCTTGATGGCGATCGCGCCCACCTTGAGTGACTGGATGGGCTTGGTGCCGGGCCATGCGCCCGATGCCATCACCGTCGCGACGTAGTGCTGGAAGTTCACGGTCCTGACGTACGCCGGTCGGCTGCTGCCCTTGCGGTGGATCATGAAGACCTTGATGGTCTTGGGCGGGTGATGCACGTTCGTCCATGGCGTGCATGTGGTCTCGGGGTCACGCGGCACACCGTCCGCTGCGACAGGTGCTGCGAGCGCCAGCACGGCTGCAAGCGCGAGCACGAGTGCTCTGGTCACGGGGTCTCTCCCTTGGGCTGGGGCGTCCTCCGGGGAGAGGTCCCCCGGTAACCCAGAATGTTCCCGGGGGACCTCACGACGAACCGGGGCAACGGTCTCTACTCCGTCACCCCGGCCTGATATCCACGCTACGGGCCCATGTCAAGCCCCCTCACTGTCGCCCCGGTCGTCCGCAAGGCGGACGAACCCGGAGTTGTTGACGAGGACGTGGCCCTGCTGCACCAGATTGCGCACCGCCAGACGGACGGTCACCTCGCTGATGGGCTCGCCCTCCACGTTGAGGACGTCGGTCAGGCGCGAGTGGGTGATGGGCCCACCGACGAGCGCATCGAGCACCCTATCCTCCGGGGCCGGGCCCGTCGCCATGCCACGCCGACGGACCCGGACATAGTCCACGCCGTACTCGTACTCGACCTCGACGTCCGGGTGCTTGGGACCGAGGTTGGACTTCTGGTGGATGAGCACCGCGATGTGCATGCCCAGCAGCGTGTCCTCACGCTGCCTGATCTCGAACGCGTTGCGCGCCGCGTTGTACTTGTAGACACTGCCGTAGGGCTTGGGTGTGGACGCGCGACGCATGTCCTCCCCCGTCACGTGGTCGATCAGTAACGACGCCACCCCAAGCTCCCTGAGCCCACGGAAGAACCGGACCGCGCCCTCACTGGCGTCGGCCCCGTCCCGCTGCTGGCTGCTGGCCATGCCCACACTGTCGATGATCACGAGGCGCACCTCGTACTGGGCGACGACCCGGGCCACCTCCGCCATGCGCTGGGAGAGGGGGTGGACCATGTTCATGTAGTGGACGGTGGGCACCTTGGCGAGGGACATGCCCTTGGCCACACGGTGGACCCGCGACGCGATGTCGCCCTCCTCGGTCTCCCAGTCGAGGTAGAGCACCTCGCCTTGCTCGCACTGCCAGCCGAGGAAGTTGACGCCCGCCGCCACGGCCACCGCCGCCGTGACGGCGAGCATGGACTTGCCCGTGCCGCCGGGCCCATACAGGATCGTCGGTCGCTTCTCAGGGAGCAGGAAGGGAACCAGATGCGGGATGGTCTGCATCGGTGAGGCCAAGGCGAGGTCGCTCACGGGTGTCGGCGCTGATGCCCGAGCGCTGATGTCGAAGGTGATGGCCTCGATGAGCTGGAGCCAGTCGATGTGGGCACCGCCCACGGGTGGGGGCAAGAGGGCGTCGAGCCTGCGCGCGAACGCCTCCTTGCTGGGACCGGCGTCGAAGGTGACCCGGTCGGTGGTCACGTAGTCCTCGATGGCCCGCCGGGTGTCGAGGCGTGATCGCACCACGAACACCGCCGTGAGCCCACCGTTCTGGTGGCGGTCGAGATCGTCGATCTCGAAGCGCGCCACCTCCTCGTCGTCGTCATCCGCATCCACGATGGACGCGACATAGCCCATGCCCGTAGGCATGATCGTGTGTCGGATCACTGGTCATCTCCGTACCTGCGCGAGGGCGAGGGAACCCAGACCCCGGCCTCCGTTGTACGCGGGGCAGGAGGGTGCCTTGCACCACACCCGCTGGTCGTCCCGACTGATGGAGAGCGATGCGTGCTTGTCGTCGTGGAAGGGGCAGCGCACGTTCCGCCCCGGGGTCGCCCGGTCCACCCCCATCGACGCGAGGATGGCGACCACGCCGGGGCCCTCTGGCGTGGCCGTAGGCAGCCGTAGACGGCCAAGGGCGGTCGGATAGGTCACGGGTGGTGTCCTCATACCCCCCAAGGCGTACAGAGCCTCGTAGGGCGTGTCCATGTCGATCGTCCAGTGGTAGGCCGTGAGCCGGTCGGTGGTCTCGCCCGACCCATCGGGCGCGATCACCGGGTACACCCGCTTGGTCTTGGGGTGCCTGAACAGGGGCATGCGCAGCGCGCCCACCCCGAGGGGTGAGGCGCTCCGCTTGGGGAACACCTCGATGTGTGCCCGGGTCACGTGGGCCGGGACCTCGGGCGGGCAGTAGGTGCAGGTGACCGAGGGCACCGACAGGTCCACCGCCGCTTGGAGCCCCTTGCGCAACCGCGATGCGGGCACGGGCATGTACTTCTCGGTCTGGTGACGGCCATCGCCGACGGTCCAGACCCAGATGTGCGCGCCCCGGCGTGACCGCACCATGAGCGGGAACACGTTGGAGGCGTGCAGGAACCGCATGATGGTGCGGGCATCCTCGATGGTGGTGTCCACGTCGATGGCACCCACCGTCGTGTAGAAGCCGCCCTTGTCCTCCCATGGCGCGGCGAGGTAGCCGCTGATGGAGCGCCCGGTGCGCTCCGCTTGGTCGCACATCTCGGGCGTGAGCTGGTGGCCCGTCACCGTGCGCACGCTGTCCACGACGAACGCCGCCTTGGTGGCGGCGAACGTCGCGATCCAGAGGTCCCAGAGGACGTGGTCCGCCGCCGTCATCGCTGCGTGCGGAGGATGTCCTCGATCCACGGACCGCCCTCTTGGCAGTCACGCTCGGGGCAGACGAGCTTCGCGCCGTAGGGCTTGCCGCTCTGCTTGCCGATGCCCGGTGCCATCACCTTCACCTGATCGTGGTCCGGGCAGTACCACGGGCTCTGCTCGATGTCCCACGTCTCCATGAAGGCGTCGTACATCTCCTGCTTCTCACGCAGGCGGGCGTCGTTCGGGCGAGCGTCCGTGCGGCCACCGCCGTTGCGGCTGGGTGATGTCGCGCGTGTGCTGCGCGGCGCGGGCGCATCGCCCTCGTCGTCCTCGGCGTAGCGCTCGCGGATGGGACCACGGCGCGTAGCGCTCGGTGCCGCGTTCTCCTCCTCGCGTTCCTCGTAGAGGTCACGCGCGATGCCCCAGTGGACAGCCGCACGCTTGAACGAGTCGCTGAACGCGCCCTTCATGGGCTCGATGGTCGAGGGCACACCGACGTCCGACTTCGAGACGAAGTGCGTGATCTCACCGTCGGTCACCCGGATGGTCAGCCGTGTCACCACGGAGCCATCGGGCAGCACGTCCTGCTGGGTGCTCCAGTTCTCGGGACCGACCACCTCGTCGAGCCGGTCCATGACGAAGCGCGCGTCCACGTACGAGAGGTCAGGCCCCCGGACGCGCTGACCGTTCACCTTGCGGAAGGTGGGCCGCTGCTTGATCTCCTCGCGGGGCGTGCTGGCGCGCAGGTCCGCGAGGGCCGCTGCCTGTACGCCCAAGGGAGTGATGCCACGGGGCTCCGGCGGAGCCGCCTTGGCGCTGCCCTCCTCGGCCTCGCGCAGGATGTCGTCGAGGTCTTGGACGGGTGGCTTCTGCTGTGTGGTCATGGCGTGAATGCGATGCCTCCTGTGAGGGTGAGCGTGGTGTAGTCGGCGACCGTGTGGTCGTCGAGCCAGTGGGCGAGGTGGCACATGGAGCGGAAGGCGCGCTGTGCGCGCTCGT